GAATGCCAAATCTACTTGGAATAGATTAGGTCTTGCGAAGTCCGACTTGACATTCGCCTTAAATTGATCAATTGTTCCTTTGTTTGCCATTTTTAATTAGGATCTCCGTCTTTTATATTTAGTCAAAAGAGTATTTTGAGAGGTTTTATGATGCAACCTCTGCAAAACTTACTCCAGTTCTGGTAGCAACGAATGTTAACTGTACATAGTTGATAGTTCTTGTTGGTTTCAAGAATACTTCCGCATAGAACTCACCACGGTCAACTGCCTCAGGTGTGTTATTAGAACTATCACACTTGACTAGGAAGTCAACTACACCACGACGACCCTGTACATCACGGAGATATGGTTCAACAATATTGATGAATAGTGATCTCTGTGCCTCATCGTTCTGTTCAAAGAGTTGTGCCTTAGCAGCAGTACTAATAACTCTCTCAACTGTTAGGAAAAGACGACGTATATTAATTCTGTCAAACGCTGATGCAAATCCAAGTGCAGTCTTGTCTCCGTAAAGAACAACACCTTGTCCTGGGAATGAAACAATTGGGTTAACTCTGTTTGCATAGAGTTGATCTCTTTGTGATTTATTTGGTGTGTATGCTAACTTAATTGCATTTCTTAGAATACCACGTTGGAATCCTGCAGGTGAGAACCAAGGTTCTGAAATTTCGTTAGTCTGTAAACATAGACCTGCGATATCTCCATTGCAAGGTACATAACGGTAAACGTCATTATACTTGTCATAGATGTACTTGTATCCTGAGTCAAATACCATGTAAGAAGAACTTGGTAGTTGCTTAAAGAAGTCTACAATGTTTGTAGTAATAGTTGTTGTATTACTAATTCCGATTACGTTACCTCTACGAGGTGAAACGAATACCATGCAGTCTCTTCTCTCTTCTGCAATGTTTACAAGAGATGTAATCTTCGCAAGTGCGTTTGCATCACTTGTTCCAGAAGGACCTGCAATGATAAAGTCGATGATTTGTGATTCTGGATCTTCAACCAATTCGTATGCACTACCTATGTCAACATTAGTAATTGTATACTGTCCTGCTGATACTGTGTAGTTTACACCACCTGCTAATCTGTAGTAGTAAGTAGCATTGTTCTTAGAACCTAGAGTTGTTGCTCCTGCAGGATAATCTACAGAACCATTTGCACTACGGAATAAGTTGAACTGTCTACCTGCTGCAGTTTGTCCAAATACACCATCAGATGCAGATGCAGTAGCAGCAAATAATGTTCCCTCATGCTCTGCCCAGAAAATAAATTCTGATTTTTGTTTAATTACTTCTGCGTAGTAGTTTGTTTCTCCAACAGATGTCTTAGCATCAGATGCTTTAGAAACATCGATGTATCTCTCAAGAAGAGCACCAACTGTTCCTGTAATACCACCGTCAATATCAATTAAGATAATGTGCATTTCATCTCTGTGTCCACCAACACCATTAGCATATAGTGAAGTGCCTGGTCTTGGAGCAACGTTAATCCACTTAACGCCAGGTAGATACTCACGCTCTGTATACTCATCTCTTACTGATGTTACAGTAATGTTTGTTGAGTTTGTATCTTGTACAACGTCAGCAGCAGCAAATTCAATACTATCTTTGTTAAGAGCAACAAGTAGTTTTCTTTCGATTGTTACGTTAACCTTAGCAGTGTTTGTACCCTGTGTGATAACTTGGTTATCTGCAATGATACCTGTAACACCACCACTAGGTAGTCCGATTTCTAATTTCTTATTAGCAGCGTCATAAGCAAGGACGTTAATTGTCTCATTAGAACCACTGATAGCAATTGTTGTAGTAGAACCAGGTGTGAATGAACCAACTATATCATCGATTGTTAATACGATACTATACTTAAATACTTTACCTGCAGCACCAGATGCAGCAGATACAGCAGCGTCTGCAACGAACTCGTGCTCGTTACCTGAGCCAGGAGCAGGAACTACAACCACTTGGTCTGCACCTGCGTCTGTTACAAAAATACCGATTGAGTTTCCTGTATCACCAGGTGTTCTTGCAACCCATGTAAAGTTGTTGGATGCTGATTCAATGTTTGTTTCGTAATCTTGTAAATTCTTAACTAAAGGTGCTGTACCTGTGTCAACAGAGTTCTTTAATGAAGAAGAATTAACACGAATGGTTTTTAGTAAACCACCGTAAGATAAAAATTGTGCTGCAGAGAACCAGTACTCATAGTTGCTTTCGTTTGGTTCACCGAAACGTTCTGCTAGTTGCCTTTCAGAAGTAATCTCAACGATTTCTTCTACAGGTCCTTTGGTAAATGGTGCTGCAATAACTCCAACATTCGCGGTAGGAATAGTAGAGACAGTGGTCAGATCCCTTTCCTGAATTACTACACCTGGCGATGATTGATTAGTTGCCATGTTTATATACTCCTTGAAATGCTGTTCAATCGGGTTGTCTAAGATTATTTATATTTTTAAATCTTCACCTATACTCCCACATATATGATTTGTCTCCATATTCCGCGACCTGCCAAACATCTCCCTGAGCATCTTTAAACTGATCTTCTTCTAATCCATCAGATACAAACCCAAAAGGTGCCATGTCTTGTTCTATCTGGTCTCTCTGATCTTCGTATATTCTTTGTCTAACATCATTGTCATGCATTTCTTTAAAATATGGTTGCATTGCCATCCATGAAAATATAACTAAACACATTGCTAGGTCATCGTTACATCCATCCTCCGCTTGGAATGATTGACCTTTTTGAATAAAGGTTGTCAACTCCGCAATAGTATCATAATCTTCAACGATTAATTTATCATCTTCTATCAATGCTTTAAGGTTAGAACATCCTACCTGTTTAACAGCAGTTGACATCTTAATACCTAGTTGAGTCTTCTTACCAGAGAATCCTTGACCAAGTTGCTGACCTGCTCTACCTCTCATGGATACCATAAGTAGATTCTCATACTCTAGATCATACTGTATAATATCTGCTACCTGTCCACCTATATCATTTACTTCGCATAAGATGTATGCATTATTATAGTTCATAGCAACATCTACAATTAGATTTGGAAAAACTATAGGTTTAATTTGATTGTTCTTATATCTTGCTACTACTTTATATGGAATTGCAGTTGTATCTATTACACAAAATGCTGAGTAATCGTTTCCAACACCTCTTGATACGTCAACTGTAATTATATAATTATGTTCTGCAATTACTTGTTCATATACTGCAAGACCCTTTTTCTGTTGTATAGGATCTTTATATGGCATCATTCTCAATTTACTTGGTGTGATAAGAGTATCAACAGATCCTAAGAACTCACACTCAAACTCAACTCTGAACTGTGCCTCAGATGTATTCTCAATAGTTTGTTGTTTCCATTTGTCATCTCTGCCAGGTACTTGTGACCAGTGTACCTCAGTTGCAACATAGTTATTTGCATTTCTTTCTGCATCATGCCACAACTTATAGAATTGATTCATCCCATGAGGAGTGGAGATAATAATAACTTTAGTTGACTTACCAGATGAAATTGTAGGATACACACTAGCAAAAAACTGTTCAGCAATATGATTCGGAACGAAAGCGAATTCGTCCAAAAATATAATGTTAAAGGACATACCGCGAACAGCACTAGCAGAAGTAGAAGAAGCGAGGATTTTACTTCCGTTCTCCAATTCGAGTGACCCTTTGTTCCATCCGACAATACCCTGTTGCATCCATTTAGGGAGATTCTCATAAGATAGTTGGAGGCGACCCAACATTTCTCTTGCAGTTGGTGCTTTGTTTGCGAGGATTGCGACATTTACATTAGCATTGAATAGTACATACCATAATAGATATGCTGTAACGATAGTTGACTTACCAGACTGACGAGGTAGTTTGCATATATTGAATCTATGTTCATGAAACTTCTCTACCATTGATTCTTGGAAATCATACATGTCAAAAGGTATGACACCCTCATCAAGAGATACGATCCTAATATACTCTCTAATAAAATAGACAGGATCTTGAGCACACTTCATGTACTCAGCAACTTGTTTCTTAGTAAACTGAGTCGATACGTTTGCTTTTTTAAGATTAGGATTACCTAAGTATATCTCTTGTTTGATACTCATACTGCTAATACCTGTACTACCTCAGGAAATACTTCCTTGACTCTACGTTCAATACCCAACTGTAAAGTTTGGGCACTCATAGCACAACCTGAGCATGCTCCTCCCATTCTAACCATAACAATAGGACCTTCCTTTAAGTAATCTATACCGATATACTCAAGGTAACCTCCATCAGATTCTATGTAAGGACGCAATTCGTTAAGAACATTATTAACGTTTAAGTCGTTTAATTCTTCAGTCAATGTGTCTCCTCTATTGCTTCTTTGACAATCTGTTTGAGTTCTCTTTTTTGTCTCTTACTAAAAGAGTCTGTCCCAAACTTTTGGTCTATCCATTTCTTTCCATACCAGAATACGAATAAACAAATCATTAAGGCGATACCATCACCCCATGATAAATTCCATGCCCATTGAAAAAATTCCCACATAATTAACCTGCATCTAATGTACCGAATGACCTACGAATCTCTCGTAGTTCCTCAAAATCTTTTTTCTTTGTACCACCGTCATACTCCCATGCGTACCCTTCGGTGATCATCTTCTCGTTGAGTGATACATCGTCATCGCCAACATATAACCAACCAAGAAGCCTACCGTACTTACCCATACCACCAACAAGCTCTGTTCTGATAGTGAGTTCATCGTCTCCTGCAATGGTATCCTCCAAATTCTTTTTCATCCAGTTAGTAGCATCAAGTCCTAATGCTTTCTCTTCTAAGTCTCTGGTTCTCTTCTCAGGAGTATCAACTCCTGCAATTCTGACACGTTCCTTTTTGATTAGGTCAAAACCTAAATCAATAGACACATCTATTGTGTCTCCATCAACTACCCTGTCTATCGACACTACTCGGAAGTTGTAGCAACTCTTCCTGCTCGGTGGCACCATTGCTCCCATGATCTATCTCCATGAATGATTCTATAGCTGTATTTATAGCATCATCAGGTTGTGTCTTATTTTGCTCTATTTGATATTGTTTTTGATATTCGTTATAATAATGTAATGCTTCCCAAAGTACTGCATTGGGATCTTCTGCCTTTGCAGCAGCACACCACGCTATAGAACCAACTATGAACACAATGTATATTATTCTATTTGTAATGATTTCAATCATCTTTCATCTCATCGTAGGCATACTTTAGTATAGCATAGATTATGCACGATACACCAACAAGGAGTATTGCAACCATTATATTAACACTATGTACTGGCATTTGTCAATATGTGCCTCTGTAAAGCCACTCGGAAGATCCGTTATCCTCTAATATCTCATCATACTCTGGCATGTCATAAGGACCGTTAAGTTTCTTTTTATATTCTCTCTCATCTAATACTTCATTAATAAGTTGTTTTAATTCAACCTTCAATGCATCTGATAAAAGATTCATTTTATTCACCTGCATGGGTTTGATAGCAGCACGTTGTTCTTCTATAGATCTACCGCTACCACCTTTACCATACGACATACCCTGTGTGTTAATCACGTTGCCTCCAATCATCAGATCTACTATTTTTAAAGAAGTCTGCTATATCTTCTGCACCTTGAAATCCTCTTTTAGATTTACGTGGATCACCTATATCCAAATACTTAAGACAAGATCCGTCTTCATCTATTGCTAATCTTCTTGCTTGACTTAACATACCTCTCGCTGATGTGTTTGCCTTTGATAATTTCTCTGCCCATATCATATCATCTATTCCTACTTCTGTTCCTGCTGCAATTGATTTGCAGATTCCTTCTAACCGAAGGCGGTATTGTGTAGATAACATTTACTAATATGTTTGATAAGTTTGTACTATCTATTAACCTAACAAATACCTTTTTATTTTCCGTTCTGATTTCAAAAGAAATCTACTGATTCTTGTAAGAATTGGTACATTTTTTCTTCTATAAACTGGTAGTATTTCTTTGAAACGATGTGTCATTGCCAATATTCATCAAGTACATCAAAGCATTTATTAAGGTATTCATTCGCTCCTATACATTCCCACTTACCTTTCTCTCCGATCTCACACTTGTAGTGTAGTTCTCTTTTGAGTTGCATTAGTCTATTGGTCATTGCAACCTTGTCTAGTCTTCCGTTCATATTAGTCCTCTAATATACAATACTCTGCAGCATGGGGATTATTAAAATCTGGTAGATCTTCCCTTGCTTGTTTTATAGCGTTATACGCATCGTCTGCATACTCACAAATTTCATAGTGAGCGTTAAGGTTATCATGGTAACCTACTGTGTAATGTGACATTTTAACAGCACAATTCTACTATACTAGCTATAATAGTATAGCACTTGAGTATGTAGTTTGGTATCAATTATTGCTTTTTGCTGATATTACTGGGTTGCTTACAGCAACTCTCATCATGCTCTTTTTGTAGAGCATCTATAGCGTTCTTAATTGTAGTGATACGCTTTTTTGTTTGTTTTTGGGAGTTTTCCACTTCTGATCTTTGTTCCTGATGTCTCACCTTCACCTTTTGGATTTTTACCTGGATTGGATTTCCCTAGATTTACTGATTTGCTTGGTTTTTTACTTTGTGTATCGTGTAGTCTTGCAGGTTTGTCTTTGTCTTTTGTAATTACTGATTCTTGACCATGTTTACGACCAAGACGACGCATTACTTTTCCAAATCTACGTTTTGACATTCCTTTTTTAGGAC